TTCTTAAAAATTTTGGGCCAACTATCTCCAGAGGTAAACAAAAGAGATGGTAAATATGTCGAGGGCGCAGAGCCAGGCAAAATCATAAATACTGTAACCAATCAGTTGTTCGACACACTACAAGTCGTGCCAGTCTTTTACAAAAGACAATACATTGAATGGCAAGACAGAGGTACCAGCACTGGTGCACCTGTTGCAATTCACGAGGCAGACAGTGATATAGTAAGTCAAACCACAAGAGGTAAAGACTATAAAGATAGATTACCAAATGGTAATTATCTTGAGAATACTGCAAGTCACTTTGTATTAACTGTTGGTGATAATCCATCTACAGCTTTGATTTCTATGAAATCTACTCAATTAAAAGTTAGTAGAAAATGGAACTCAATGATGATGGGTATTAAAATGCAGGGGAAAAATGGTTTGTTTACTCCGCCAACTTACAGCCACATTTATAATCTATCTACCGTTCAGATGTCTAACGACAAAGGAACATGGTTTGGTTGGGATGTATCAAAGGTAGGGCCAGTTGAAGACAAGAATGTCTATGACATGGCAAAAGCTTTTGCAGAATCTGTAGGTAAAGGTGAGGTTCAAACAAAACATGAAAATCAAGAAGTAAAAAAAGCTTCATTAGATTTATAATATCCTAGGTAGTGGGCGTCTAAGCGAGAGTGGAAACGCCCACTTATAATATATGATTGAGAAATTTATAAATATATTTGAAGGATTAGAACGAGCCTATGGTCAATTTAAAAAGAATGATAAAAAACTTTCTGTAAAAGTTGAAGGTAGACCTTGGATCGAACATAAACCTATAACCAAACAGCTTTGGGAAAATCATCTCAACGGCGTTGGTAACAGACTAGGTATCTTTCCGTTAAAAGATGATGGCACCTGTAAATGGGGTGCAATAGATATTGATGTAAATAATTACGACTACGAAGGTTTATTACAAAAAATTAGAAAACTTAAACTACCGTTGATTATGTTTAGATCAAAAAGTGGTAGAGCACATGTCTACATGTTTATGAAACAGTTTACGAGTGCAGAAGAAGTACAATTAGTTATGAAAAAATTTGCAGGTAAGCTTGGTCTTGCAAATATTTTAGACAGAGTTTATCCAATGCAAACATCACTAGCAGATAAAAAAGATGGTTCTTGGCTTAACATGCCTTATTTTAATCATGAAGAAGGAAGCACTTATGCATACACAGACGACTTTGAAGATGCATCAATCGATCAGTTTTTTGAAATGTATGATCAATACGCACAAACAGATTTAATAGATTATTTACAAGAAGAAGTTCAAGAGACTGTAAAGAAAGTAAAAAAACAAAAAGAAAAAACTTTAGAAGATTTCTTTTTACCATGCACAAAAAATTGTTTGAAACTAAATGATGGCAAAATTCCAAACGAAAATAGAAATGACTATCTTTTACATATGTACACTTGGTCTATGCGAGCAATAGAAAAAGGTGTTAATAAAATAGAAGCTTACAGTAAGATGGATGCAAAAACTTTATTAAAACATTTTAACCAAGAGTATATGGCAAAGCCGTTAGAAGAGAAAGAAATAGATAACACGGTATTAAAATCAACTGACAGAGAATATAAATATTTATGTAAACGACAGCAGATAAAAAAACATTGTGATTCTTCTGCGTGTGTAAGACACCTATGTGGAATAAGTCCAGAGCAAGCTGCAGATTTAGTTGAAGCAGAACAAGCTGTCGGCGATATTACAGAATATACAAGTAAACCTCCAATTTTTTATGAATCTGTTGATGTAAAAAATAGAACAGGTGATGGTTACATTAGAATAAAAGTTCCTATGCAAGGATCCGACATAATAGATAAACAAAAATGGGTAAATATATTAGCCAATGCAGGAAACTTTCCGCATCCAGCAGTATTAAAAATGAAACCAGGAGATTTTCATGTCTTTCAATATGCAAGATTAGAAAAAAGAGTTTATGAAGAAGCAGATGAAGAAGCAAGTGATGACAATGAATTTAAGATAATGGTCTATGCTTTTATTAGAAAAGCTACAGTTTCTTTTGGTCAAGATGCTCTGTTAGAGGGAGGATGTTATGTAGATCAAAAAACTCATGATCTACATTTTAGATTAAATAGATTAGTAGAATATTTTAGATCTCAAAAAGATAACACATCAGTAAAACAAATATGTTTTAACCTTAAACACATTATGAAAGCTAAAAAATTAAATGGTAAAGTATATAACGATGTGACTAAAAAAGATGTGTCTTGTCCAACATGGCATTTTATTTCCGATACCGAACAGTATTCAGTATTAGGAGACGACACAAAAAAGATAGAACATGAAAAAAATTAGAATAGCAGGACCGCCAGGCACGGGTAAGACAACTAAGTTAGTTGAAATCTATTATAAACATTTAGTAGAAAAATATTCGCCTACAGATATTATTGTTATATCTCACACTAATACAGCAGCAGATCACATTAGAGATAAAATATACAAAGATGAAAGTATTGATGACTTTCAAAAGAAAACAGGTCATGAGATCTTTCATTTAGTAAAACAATCAAAAGCATCTTTAGAGGAGAATGTAACTACAGTTCATAAGTTTTGTAAGAATCGTGTAAAAGGAAAAGCTTTTTTAATTGAAGACTATGATATTTTAAAAACTTTGTATCCAATGTTTGATAAATACACGTCAAACAAAAAAATTAATAGCGTGCAAGGTTTGTTTGCAATACACCCTTTTTTTAGATTTATAAGTTTTGCAAAAGATAATGGTCGAGAAATATTAGATTATTACAGGAGTTTAACATTTGAAGAAAAAGAGGACTATCAATATACCGCTGAAGAGCTGATTAAAATGCAAGAACACTACATTAAATTTAAAACCAATGAAAAAATTAATGGAAGAGCTACAAAAATAATTGATTTTGGAGATATGGTTGAAGATTTTTACAGCAATACAGAAGAGTCAGAAAAATTATGTAAAGATATAAAAATACTAATAGTTGATGAAGCACAAGACTCTAGTGTTACACAAAGAAAAGCTGAAGAGGTAATGTCAAAAAATGTAGATTACTTTTACAAAGCAGGAGATCCGGACCAGGCTATCTTTGAGTTTGCTGGTGCAGATCCAGATTCTTTTCACAAAGAGTTTGCTAATCCAGAAATAGAACTAGAGCAAGGATACAGATGTCCTAGGGTAGTAAATGATTATTGTAAAAAGATAATACAAGATATCTGGCAAGAGTATGATTACACTAGAGTATGGAAACCAAGAGAAGAGAATGGTCAAACTGTAGAAGGTGAATTATTTTATTTATCGAGTTTGACGCAAGACCCTTTTGCGTCTGAACTTAAAAATAGAATACAAAACACTACAGAAGATTTTATATTTACATACAGAGGTGGAGAACCTAGAGAAATGATAAACTATCTAATGGAAATAGGTATGCCAGTTGCAATACCTAACAAAGAAAAAAGTAAATTTAAGTTTAAATATCCAACTAATGAAGTAAAAAATCAAAGAGAATTCTTAAGTTTTTCAAAGGGCGAATACAAGTCTTTAACTAAAATTAAAGCAATGTTTAAAGGTATGCACCCACAATATCAGTTAAAAACAATTGAACAGTTAGAAGCTGCAGACAGTGGTAGCTATGATCTTAAGTGGTTAGTCGATAAAGGGTTTGTCGTTCCTGGTGTAAAAAATATAGATGACTTTCAAAAGATTAGTAAAGTTCCAACAATTCAAATGAAAAATTATATTAGAGAAATTGTCAGCAACAATAGAGACTTAGAGAAGAAAAGAGTATTTTTAGAAAACATACACACAATTAAAGGTAAAGAATTTGATAACGTAGTATTTGATTTTAAATTAACAAGACAAGAAAATCCGTTTTCAAAAAAGAGAATGAAGTTTGTTGCATGTTCACGTGCAAGAAAAACTTTATGGTTATTAAAAAGTACAACTAATTTAACGTTTGCAGGAAAGGAGGACATGTAATGAGTAAAGTATGGGACAAGCAGCACGGCGGGAGTCATTATCAAAAGTATAAGATTCAACCTAGTAAGTTTGTAGTAGAGAATAAATTGCTATATCCAGAAGGATGTGCTATTAAATACATCATAAGACATCAAGATAAAAATGGTAAAGAAGATTTATTGAAAGCAATACATTTTATAGAAATGATCATTGAGAGGGATTATAAGTGATACCAGAATTAGAAGAATTAGATGCTATAACAAAAGGTGATGTTGTTGCTGTCGACTTAGAGACACACGATCCAGACCTCAAGACTCACGGATCAGGGGCCATAGTAGGTAAGGGTAAAGTATGTGGTATAGCCGTAGCATTTAACGATGTAAAATTATATTATCCAATAGCACACAAAGGAAACAACCACGGTAAAAATAGAGTTTGGAAAAAATTAAATAAAACAATCTTTCAAAACGAAAATGTAACAAAAGTATTTCACAATGCTATGTATGACGTTTGTTGGATACGTGCAGCCACAGGTATGATGTTAAAAGGACCTGTGTATGACACAATGATTGCAGCGTCTATTATTGATGAAAATAGACCAAAATATACTTTAGATGCTTTAGCAAAAGATTATTTAGGTGACAACAAATACAAATACGATCTTACAGATAAGGCAAAAGAACTACACGGTATATCCGATCCAATGACAAACATGCATAAACTGCCATACGATTTAGTTGCAGAGTATGCAGAACAAGACGTGTCACTTACATTACGACTTTGGAACAAATTTGAAAAGATAATTAAAACTCCAATAGGAACAGAATCAAAAAATAAAAAAACTTTAGAAAACATATTTGACATAGAGACTAGATTGTTTCCTTGTTTAGTTGAGATGAGATTTTTAGGAGTAAGAGTTGATGAAGAGAAAGCAAAAACATTTGGTGATACTCTTAAAAAAGAACAAGCAGAAATATTAAAAACAATTAAAAAAGAAACAGGTCTTGATATTGATATTTGGGCTGCAGATTCTATTCAACCATTGTTAGATCATCAAAAAATTACAGATTATAAAATAACACCTAAAACAGGGCGAGCTAGTATAACAAAACTGTATCTAGAATCACACACAAATAAGTATTTAAAAATGATTGCAAAAGCCAGACAATTAGATAAACTATTCAACACTTTTGTAAGCGGTATTTTAAAATTTATACATAAAGGTAGAATACACGCAGACATAAATCAAATAAGATCAGATCAAGGTGGGACAGTTACTGGTAGATTTTCTATGCGTAATCCTAACCTACAACAGATTCCAGCACGAAGTGAATTAGGTAGTAAGATAAGAGAACTATTCTTACCAGAAGAAGGGCACAAGTGGGGATCATTTGACTACTCACAACAAGAGCCTAGACTAGTTGTACACTACGCCTTGAAGAATGGCTTTCATGGAGCCGAGGAGATGGCCGAAGAATATAATGAGGACCCAAGTACCGATTTTCATAAAATCGTAGCCAGAATGGCTAAAATCACCAGGAAACAGGCAAAAACTATTAATTTAGGCTTATTCTATGGTATGGGTAAGAATAAATTAGCTAGATCTCTAGAATTAGAAAGTGATGAAGCAAAAGAATTATTTGAAAAATACCATAGTCAAGTACCATTTGTAAGAAAGTTATCACAAGGACTGCAAGATTTTGCAGAGAAAAATAAAAATATTTACACATTAGAAGACAGGTTTTGTAGATTTGATAAATGGGAACCTATTAACAAAGAATGGAATGCAGAGAAAGGTGTGTTTGAAATAAGTGAATACAAAGAAGTAGACGGTGTAAAACAGATAGTTAAATCGCCCGTGCCTATTTTAAAAAAAGATGAAGCGGAAAACAGATATCTCGCAGAGCTTACTAAAAACTCTCAACCAGGAGATCCTAACCTTGAATACTTTGATAAACATTACAGACCAGCGTTTACATACAAAGCTTTGAACAGATTAATACAAGGGTCTGCAGCAGATATGACAAAAAAAGCAATGGTTAAATTATATGAAGCAGGTATTATACCACACATACAAATTCATGATGAACTTTGTTTTTCTATACAGAACGAAGATCAAGCTGTTAAAATAAAAAACATTATGGAGACTGCAATTAAATTAGAAGTACCAAACAAGGTGGACTATGAATCTGGACCAAATTGGGGTACAATTAAATGAGGATAAATTATGGCTTATTTAAATGCAAACATACCACCAACTTATGCACAAATAAGAAAGGAGTATTTATATGATCTTAAAAAAGGTCACGGAGAAGTTAGTGACTGTATTATCTTTGGTCTTAGCGCTCTTACAGGTCGTGCTATATTATTTCACGCTATTATGGAAAACGGTGCAATATTTTATCGCTTACCAATTAGCGCGTTTATTCAAACGGGATTTGAGCCATCCGGAGTGCCCACAAGACGACTTGATGAATTACAGCTCTGGAATTGTTTTTCTTATTATCCTTCTGTTCATCGTTGGGACATACTAGACGGACAAGCTGGTAAATACATAGGTAAAGATAAAAAATGGCACCCAGGTAAATATTTATTTACTGTTGACTTTGCACATCCAGATAGTAACATACTCGACACTGATCATTCAGAGATTCCGCACGAACACAAGTGCGCTCACATAATTGCACTAGACGATGGCAATTTTGCAGC